TATTTCGTCACCAATTCTATAACCAACACCAGGATTATTAATTTTATATCGAGCAAGTGTGCCAAGACTTCTTGGTGTACGGAAGTTTGTAAAATTTCCATATGCGGCACCAAATGCATCTAATGTTGGTTGAACCGACGAAAGAACATTTGAAAATAGAATGGACACATTAGTAATTGGACCAACTGTTAAGGTATCAAACGTAAGTGAGTCAATAACCCGTGTGCTTAAATTTGCATTTCCAAAATTTGTAAAACCATATGCTGCTCCACTAATTAATGAGTTTGCCGCATGAACGGAACCATTAAAATTTGAAATTGTGTCTGTGGAAATGATGAAGGTATTTGAAGCATTTGCACCTGAGGTATCAACCCCATCAACAACCAAAGTTAAAACGCTACTACCATTACCAGAAACACGAACGTCCGAACCATATGTGAATACTGCTCCACCATGATGCACTAAGATTCTATCAATCGTACCACGGAAAACATCTTCAACTCTAATGGTTGCACTTTCAGTAGAGCCACCACCAGACACAACTATAACATCACCCACATTATAGTTTACACCACCACTAATGATATCAATTGCCCTAACGATTGAAAACGTTGATGCACGAATATCAATTAGAACTTCATTTGAATCTAAGATTGGTATTGATACGTTTTCACCATTAAGAAAATTACCATCCAATGAATTTGCATTAACTACAAGTTCAATAGGCAAACCTAAATTCAAAGAGTCGGAAATAACACGGCGATTTGTGCTCTCAATAATAGCACTTGCGCCAGAAGTTAAACCTGTAACTTTACGATTATATAATAGTGCTGGATTAAATTCAGAATATTCAACCGTAATGACTGAGTTATTTGTTGGTGCAGTTTTAAAAATTAACTGTCGATATTCAACCTTAAGGAAAAAATCAGTTGTTAAATTTTTCTCTATTCCATCAACATAAACTGTTATTTGATCTGCGGCGGATACTTGTGCTAAATTAAAAATTTTAGTTGAACCATTACCAACATACCTTGATGAAATCTGTGCGTTGATACGAAGTTTATTATCAATTTGCCATTTACTGCCAGATGCTTTAAGAACATTATTTTTAGGTAAAATTAAATCAATATCTTCACCAAAAACAAGGCGAAATAATAACTTAAAGGACGCATCGCTACCTTTACTTTTATACAGTGGAACTAGGTGTTTGAATAAAAGTGCCTTATCTGATTGCACTTCAATAGGTATTAGTGATGCATATGTATTATAAAAATTGGTTTCGAATTCTGCTATCGAAGAATCCACATCACGAATGTCTCTAAGACTTTTGGCAGCATTAACTAAATCATTTTTTTGTGTTCCTTGTTTCTTTTCAAGAAATTCATAGTATGCTTCCAAGAACGTGACAAACGTAGGATACTCATCTCGAACAAATTCTGGAAGTTGCCGACCGACAAGTAATGATGTTTTAAAATCTGTATTCGCTGACATTATGCGGTTTCTAATGTGGTACTAATAGATATAGGATCATCTTGATCTAATGTTAATATGGTGCTTCTTACGGTACTTATAATACCTTTTTCAGACTCTAAAGATAGGCGTATTAAACCATCAACTGCGGAAACAGATTTGATAAGAATATTTGATATGGATATCGTGCCAGAATCATAGTCTATTGTTCCAGCATTCTCATCAACAATTTGACGTTGAGAATTAACATCATAATATACTGTACGTATTTGTCCTGTTCTACCATCAAGAATTGCTTCTGCTGTTGCACCATATCCACCGCCGCCGGTAATAGTAACTGTGGCACGTGTGTAATCAATACCACGATTGACAATCTGAATGCTTTCAATTGCGCCATTAACTATAGTTGCGGAAGCAGTTGCGCCAACACCATCACCAGAAATTGTTATAGTAGGTGAACTTGTATAATCTTTACCTGGATTCATTACACCGATTGAAGAAACACCACTAAATGATTGTGGAATCTCATCAAATTGAACTTCGCGGTTAATTCCTTCACTATCTTCAACAATAAAAAACGTTGATGCTAGTCTATTGTTGATTGTGCCACGACGGACAGGTGTGTTAAAGTTAATAAAATAAGGTTTGGATTGATTTACTATAGGTTCAAATCTTTTTTGAACACGAACACTTATCTTTGAACCAACGATTGAGTTGCGGTCCGTAGCATCAATTGCATCTTGCAGTCTTGATATAACCAATTTTGAATCAAACTTATTTAAATACGTTGAACTATATGATAAGATAGAATTTTTAATCCCTGTTTTAACTTGTTCGGGAGTTAGAGTGGTTTTATTTTGATCATAAGAAACCGCAGTAGAAATCAATAGATACAAAAATTCTGGATCACGAATTACAGTTTTTACGGTAACAACCGCTTTTGGTGTAATGATCTCATCAATAATTCTTTGCTTCTCGGTATCAGATAAGTAATAATTTGCTTTGGGTTTTAATGCAACATAAACTTGACCATAGGTTGGTGGTACTTCATCTTCACCACCCCATACAGAAACGGAATCAACCGATGGATAACTTTTTTGAATGTAGGACTCATAGTCTTTAAATGTTACCAAACGATTTTGAGTTGTGAATTGAAGTGGCGCAGAAAATTTAATGTTATCTACACTTTCACGTTCAGAACCACCTGCCGCTTCACCAATTGGATCAATTGTAAAGTCTGTTAAATTATTACCTAGTGAGTCCGAAAGTGTAGCAGTCGCAACAAAATTATTTGCTTTGTTGGCAGCATCACCATTCGTTACAAGATAACTTATTGATACGATAGAACCGTCAGAAATACTTTTACCTATTATATCATCGCCAAAATATATTTGATAACTTTGTGCCTTATTTTCCTGTAAGTAGAAAACGGCAGAAGTTGTAGTTGCTTCCGATGCATCCGTAGCAAGAGTGAATGTGGTAAAGTCTGTATTTGCTACAGAAGGACTAACTCTTACCGTTAAAGTAGAAGTATCTACGTCGGCATCCGGTATAGAAAATAACTGTTTTGGATTTGTTGCTTGATCATGAGCATATGCATAAGATACTAATTGGCCTTCATGAATTGGCAAATTTAAAAAAGAAAAACTTGTATTTGATTTTGTTACAATAGTTTCCTGCAACGTCACAAAATTATAACTTATACCATCAATGTCATCAGATAAAAAAGTAAATCCTTTTGGTATAGTTAATGTTGCAGGAGTACTGTTGGTTGTTGATACAGTGAAATTAATATTTGCACGAGGTGCTTTAGAAGAATAAGGAACATAACCTAAAACTTTAGCATGAGAAATGACAGAATCACGAAGCAGTGCAGTATCCAAAAACGATTCATTAGCAACCATATTTAAATAGTATGCATTATAATGTGTGTTATAGGCAAGTATGTCCAACAGTATATTTAAACCAGAACCCTCAAAATCATAATCGGTAAATTCAGACTGTTGATTTAAAAATGCTTTTAAATTTTCCTTGATTGTATCAAAATCAAGTTCGGTAATTCTTAAACGATCTGCCATTTTTATCTAATTCTTTCTAGGAAAAAATCAATTGTAATTGGGTTTGGATTATTGATAATGAAAAATGTCAGTGTCACACTATATCTGTTTTCATCAGGATACGCGGTTGCATTAACAAGACTCAATGAAACTCTAGGTTCATAGTTTAAAATTGTTTCTTCAATGGCACGTTCTAATCGTGAAGAAATCAGAGGATCAACATTTTCAAATAATAAGTTACTTATTCCACTGCCTATTTCTGGTCTAAAAGGACGCTCATAGTAATTTGTTAAAATTAAATTTTTAACGGAATTAATTACTGCATATTCATTAGTATGTTTTACAATATCCTTTTTTATAGGATGTGCTGTAAAATTTAAATCCAAATCTTTAAAGACTCTTTCGCCATTAATTATTGGATTTGAGGAAGTTATTGTTGTTGACATCGTTTATTTATTCAACCTCCAGCGAAAACATTACCAGAACCAGAAGTC